TTGGTGATAGACTTTTTGAAATTAAATTTGTTGAGCATGAAAAACCCTTTTATCAATTACAAAAAAATTATGTTTATGAATTGTCATGTGAATTGTTCCGCTATGAAAACGAAGTTATTGATACTGACATTGAAGAAATAGATGATAATATTCAAGATCAAGGATATAATATTACCTTGACTATGGTGGGATCTGCTGTTACAACTTCTGCAATTGCGGGAATTGTAAATGGTGGAATAAGACTCATATCCCTAACAAATAGAGGTGAAAAATACACTGTTGCACCTAGAGTTGCTATTTCTTCAGCACCTTCTGGTGGGTTAAATGCAATTGGTATTTCAACGTTGCTTGGTGGACTCACCAATGAGAGTGACGGAACACTGGTTGGATCAAAAGTTCAGGGTGTTCAATTACGAAATTCTGGACGTGGATATACTGTAGCACCAGGTGTTGTATTTGTATCGGAAACAGGTGTGGGAGCAGCTGCGACTACTATTATTGCTGATGGTGTTGTAGGAGTTAACACAATTTCTAAGGGTGGATCCGGGTACACTAGTGCTCCAATTGTTACATTCTCAACACCGAAACATGTCGGAGCTGCTGCTACTGCAGTGCTCGACACACCAATTGTAGGAAATGGTGTAAGTATTGTCTCTGCTCCTATTAGCATTGGTGCGTCTGCTTTCTTATTCCCTGGAGGTACTACTGGTGGAGTATTCTATAAAACTGTACCAACAGTAACATTTTCTGAGCCAACTGGATCTTCAGAGGTGGCAACTGCAGTTGCAACTATTACTGATTTTGAAACAACTGGGGGAAATGTTGCTACTCTTGCTTTAACGGATGGTGGTAGATTTTATACATCTGCACCTACTGTATCAATCTCTCATCCAGGATTTAGTTTTGTTGGAGCAACTATAGGTATTGCTGGTTCTTCTATCGATCCAGGTTCTATTGCATTTAGCACTACTGGCAGAGCATATACAACTGCTCCTACTGTAGCAATATCTACATCTGGAACAATGGCTGCTCCCACACAGGTTGCTGTTGGTATTGCTACTATACATCCTATTACAGGTATTGTAACTGCAGTCTCTTTCAATGATGATGATGCATGGGCAGTAGGTACTAGTGCAACAATTGGTGCTGGATATACCGTGGCACCTAGTATTTCTTTCTCTGGAAATCCATCACCAGTACAAGCAACTGGTACTGTTACTGTGTCCATTGCTGGAACAGTAAATTCAATAAGCATTGCTAACAGTGGATTTGGATATATTAATTCCATACCAACTGTTACAATTGCAGCGTCTGCAGGAATTAATACTGAATTTATAGCGACTGGTATTGCTACCATGAGATTTGATTCTATCAAAACAGTTGGTACTATATCTACTGAATCAAATCAAATTACTGGCATATCAACAGTTGGTGTTATTGCTGGAGATAGAGTTCGTCTTACCTTCCATCATGACGATAATATTGTTTCAAACAACTTTATTTCTACAACAACATATGTCTCTTCTATTGGTGTCGGAACTATATTCCTTTCAGAAGATTCAACAAGTGTAGGAATTGCTACAACATCATTTGAATTTGGTATAGATCAATGTGGAATTGTAACTGGAATTCTAATTCAAAATGGTGGAGGTGGATATTTAACACCTCCTACTGTAACAATATCTAATGATCCTTCAGAGAAAAACTATGTTGAATTGATAGTTGGAGTTCATACCGCAAGAGGTGTATCTGCCATAAATGCTGGTATTGTTACAGAGATAAGATTAATTGATGGTGGTGCAAAATATGTTATCCCTCCAACAATCACTGTTGGATCTCCAACAGGTGTTGGAACTGGATCATATGAGTACAATGAAGTAATTACGGGATCTGTAAGCGGAACAAGCGCACATGTTAATTCTTGGGATGCTACAACAAATACTCTAGAATTGAAGATTATCTCTGGATCATTTAGTGTTGGAGAAACATTATTAGGATCTGCTAGTGGTGCAAGCAGGGCTGTTCTTACAATTAACACAGACGATGTTATTGATCCATATACTGACAATGATAACATTCAAAATGAAGCGAATGCTATCTTAGATTTTACCGAAGTCAATCCTTTTGGTACTCCATAATATAAATACTAACTAAGGATTAAGATTTACCATGTTTGAGTATTTTTATCACGAAATTTTAAGAAAGACAATTATTGCTTTCGGTACTCTTTTTAATGGTATTGAAATCAAGCACACTGATTCGTCTGATGATGTGACTGAGGTTATCAAAGTACCTCTTGCATATGGACCTACTCAAAAGTTTTTAGCAAGACTGGAGCAGTCTGCAGAGTTGAGTAAGTCAACTCAAATTTCTCTTCCAAGAATGTCATTTGAATTTGTTGGATTACAATACGACAGTTCTAGAAAAGTAACAACAACTCAAACATTTGTTACTACGGATACAGATGACAAAACTGAGGTAAAAAAAGCATACATGCCAGTGCCATATAATATGGCATTTGAGTTAACTGTTTACACTAAATTGAACGACGACATGCTTCAGATCGTCGAGCAAATTCTTCCATATTTTCAACCAGCATATAATTTATCAGTCAATCTGGTTAAAGAGGTTGGAGAAAAGAGAGATATTCCCGTTGTCATCGAAAGCATTACAATGCAAGATGATTATGAGGGAGATTTTACTACTAGAAGATCTTTATATTATACAGTCAGATTCACTGCAAAAACATATCTGTTTGGCCCTGTTTCTTCTGCAAGCAAAGATCTCATCAAAAAGGTTCGCGTCGGATATGTCGAAGGTGGAGATACAAAAACTCCTACAAGAGACGTTACTTATTCTGTCGTTCCCAGGGCAGTCAAAAACTACACAGGAGATGAGATTACAACACTCTCTCAAGATGTTGGTGATTCAGCAAAATATCTTGAAGTTGCAGATACCTCTGGAATTTCTGATGCAAGTTACATTGTTATCGACAATGAGCAGATGTATATCCTTGAGATTATCTCTGGAACTAAACTCAAGGTTGAGAGAGGAACGGATGACACAACAAAGGCAAGTCACGTCTCTGGAACTGGTATCGGACTGATTACTGCTGCAGATAATGCTTTAATCGAAGTCGGAGACGACTTTGGTTTTGATGGAGAAGTATTCTAATGATTAAAATGACAAAAAAGTTTGACGATTTAAACGATACCTTCAATGTTGAAGGTGAAGTAGTTTCTACTGAGATTCAAGAAGTTAAATCTGAAAACTTAACTCCAACAAAACCTCAAAGTGATGACATCACAAAAGATTACGAATATACAAGAGGTAATCTTTACAGTATAATTGAAAAGGGGCAAGAAGCAATTAATGGTATTCTTGAACTTGCTCAAGAAAGTGAAATGCCTAGAGCATATGAAGTTGCTGGACAGTTGATCAAAAACGTTGCAGATGCAACCGATAAGTTGCTTGATTTGCAAAAGAAATTGAAAGATGTAAACGAAGAAAAAGAAACAAAAGGGCCCTCTACTGTCAATAATGCACTTTTTGTTGGATCTACAGCAGAACTTGCAAAAATGCTAAAAGACGGACTTAAGGAAGATACTAAATAAACACAGGAGAGAAATCCTACAGTAGTATTTACTAATAACCCTTGTCTAATGACGGAAGATAATAAAAATCTACCTTCTATTAATGATTTTACCGACTCTGGAGAGGATTTACCTTCCGTAAAAGAGTTTATGGTGGAGGAGTCTCTGCCATCAGTAGAAGATTATATAGAGACTGAAGAAGAAGAGATAGAAGAAGAAACAACAGAGGAACCTGCAGAAACAGCAGAGGATCTTACAGAAGTATTACGTTTAATCAGCGACGTAAGAAGGGATATCCCTGATATTCCTGAAATTAAGTATTACGACAAAGAATTAGAGCAACTTGCTGAGCAGATCTCTCAAGTCAGAAATGAGATCCCAGAAGTTCCAGAAGTAAGATATTACGAGAAAGAAGTAGAAGCAATCTGTGAGCAGATTGATCTTGTCAGATCAGAAATTAAAGATCTGCCAGAAGTCAAGTATTATGATGAGCAAGTCGATGCTATTGAAGATAGAATTGACAATCTTCAGACTGAGGTAGCAAATCTTCATGAAGTCAAGTATTATGACGATGAAATCGTTGCAATCTGTGAGGCAATTGACAAAATTAGAGCGGAGATTCCAACTTTCCCTAAATGGGTAAATGAAGTAAATGAAGTTCCCGACTTCTCTTGGATTGGCAAGACTTTCAGTGTCATTGATGACGATTTCATCAAAATCAACGATGTTGTTGAAAACTTAAAGACAAGATTTTCTACTGATTTTGATACGTTAGCAGAAAGATTTGAAACTACTGATTTTAACACTAATGTTAATATCAATAGTAAGGCTGAGAAAATCAATCAAAGAATTGATGAAGAGAAGAAAAAGATTTGGAAAGAACTTAGTGATGCATCTTTGAAAATCTGGGAGCATCACAAAACTTTTAAAGATGATGATAGAAAGTTAAAGAAACAAATTCTTGGAGAATACAATAAATTAAAGAATTCTCTCAATAAGTCTATTAAAGAGAGCACGGAACAGAATGTAAAGACTGATGAGTTACTTCTCAAATATTTTAGTGAACTAAAAGAAGAAATTACGGGACTTCCTGAAGTCAAATATTATGATGAGGATATTAGTAATGTAAAAGGTGAAATTAAAGCACTACAAAAAATTGTAGAGGAGATTAAATCATCTCAAAAGGGTTTTAATGAAGAATTAAAGCAACTAAATGAAGTTGCACTTGAAGAACCTCATGATGTACCTCAAAGTGTTGGCGGGCCGCAAGATCCTTTAACACCTATCGATCAGAAGTTTGCTACTTTTAAAGATTTAAAACAGCACTATCAAATCTTCATCAATAGAATTCAATCTCAACTGTCTGCTGTAGGTGGCGGCGGCGCTGGACGCATTCCAGATTTGGATGACGTTGAATTTGATGCTGGCATTGGCACTGGAAAACTCCTTATTTTCAATGGAGCAAAGTGGGTTGGTATTGCTAGCACCGCTCTTGGTGGTGGCGGTG